ATGCGCAAACGCTGCTGTGTAAACATGTCTCGCAGAAACGACAAAGCCCTGAATAATCAGGGCTTTGTCGTATATAAGATGGCGGAGGCGATGGGATTCGAACTCATGGACCTGTTACAGTCGACGGTTTTCAAGACCGATATGCAAAGCCAATGAAACCGGGGCCTGTGGCCGCTTTTCGTTACGATACGTTTATTTTTTGACACCTCTACAGCCCGCATTCTACAAGGGGCGGATTTTGAGTTTTGTAACGGTTTTAGGGGCTATTTCGATGGCTTGGCAATGGCGCCAATTCGTCGATAGACGCGCTCGGTAATGTCTCCTTTGGTGTGCCCCAAGAGTAGGCTCGCATCGCCGACGTCGAGGATTTCCGACGCCGCTTTCGGCCTGATGTCTCTGAACTGGAAGCCTCCGATTTTCTCCGCCAGGTGGACATCGCCTTTTTCGTTAGCCTCTTTCTTGGCTCTTTCTCTAGCGTCGTCCCATCGATCGCGAAGCATCTTCGCCGTCATCCGTTTGCCGCGCGAGCTCACGATCAAATAGCTGCAAATGTGCTGAGCATTGCGCTCGGCCATTTTCCCGATCAGCAAGCCTAGGCTGTTTGGCTCATCACCGTCAGTCATCTGGATACGCAGCTTTTTGTGTGTCTTGTTCTGCTGAACACCCAAGTAATTTCCCTCGACATCGTCCTTCCTCATGACCAAGACATCTGCCGGTCGTTGCCCGGTCAGATATGCCAAGTCCATCGCGTCTTTCAGCTCTTGAGCTGCTTTCATGTAAACAGCATCCCAAACCACATCGTTTGCGTAATAGTCCCTCGGTGTTTCTTTGTTTTTTCTCACGCCATGGCAGGGATTTTCTTTGGTCGTCAGTCCCCATTCTCGAGCAATGTTGAAAACGTGGGATAGGGTGGCAATCTCGCGATTCGCCCGAACCTTGGCGGTCCGCGCGTCGCGGTACCCCGCAATAGTTGCTGGGGTGATTGAGTCGATGGGAGCGCTGTCGAACATCGGCCGAAGCTGCTTGATCTCGGCGAAATTGTCCTTCTGCGTCCGTGCCGCCTTCTTCGATACGATGTCGCGGATATATCGGTCGAAGATGCCTTTCATGGTGCGCAGATCAAGCGGCTTTTCCTTCGCCTCCAGCTCCGCCCATTTGACCCTGGCCAAGTCCAAATCCTTGCCCAACGGGATCGCCTTGCCTGTCATATCCAGATAGTAATAGGCGATCCAAACCTTTCCGCTTTTTCGTGTACGTGTCCACTGGTACATCCTAGGCGGCAAGTTGCGTGTGTCGGCCTTGCGGGGGCGCATATCAATTCACTCGCGAGTAGTCTGGTGTCCATACCGGTGCAGCCGGCGGCGGGTTCGGATCGGCAATCGTAGGGCTGATCATGCCCAGCTTCATGCGGGCATACATGCGGCCCACCAGCGGGCGCTTGCCACGGCTTTCAACGAACACCCACTGGCGATCAATCAGCCAGCGGCGCTGGTAGGCCCGGGCCTTGTAGCCGGTGAGTGCGGCCAGTTCCTCGTCGGAGAGAATTTCGGTTTCCATAAGCTATTGCTCCATGCCGCGCGTGGCGGCAGAAGGTGGGGGGAGTTATTCGCCAGCCTTTGCCAGAACCGCGTCGGCGATTGCCATAGCTTCCTGGGCATCGTTCACGTAGGCAGGATCGAACCCGCCGACCAGGTGGATGGTTGCCTGGCATGCGCGCAGGTTCTCGCGGTTGAGTTTCAGCGCGCTGACCAGCTCTTCGTGCAGTCCGCGCTCTTCGCGGCCGATATCGAAGAATCGCTGCGCCCAATGATCGGCAGGTGGTGGGGAGCCGTTCTGTGCGCCGACGGCCAAGGACCCAACGATCACGTCACACAGATCACGCTTGTAGGCGTTGTCGCCGTCGATGCTTAGGCCACGCCGGCGTAGGGTGGAAACCACCTCGTTCAGGTCGAGCCCATCGTCCTGGAAAACGATGTCGAGTTCTGGTTCTTCGGGGGTGTAGATGGTCAGGCAAAGCTTGGCGCCGGAAGGCAAGCTGGCGCGGATTTTCTCCAGCGCATCGCTTGCTGTTTCGTGGAATCGGTTTAATGCGGACATGAGAATTCCTCACCCGCCGTACAATGGCGGATCTAAAGGCTAAGGTTTTAAAAAGCGCTTTTGAAGCTTGATTGAAGGAGATCTTCGTATGGGCGGTGCAGACGCTTCGGAAATAACTGATGGTCAAATTTACGAGTCAATCGGAATGGCAGTTGTCAGTGCGCAGCAGTTTGAAAATATTTTTATAATGGCTTCCAGGCTGGCAATTAAGCAGGGGAACGCCCTTACGATCGAAGATGTTGTTCCGATTAACGCCTCGAAGGCACTTAAGCAACCAGTGAAAGCTCTTTTAAAAGAGTTGTCCGATGTGGAGCCTATTGCCCAGCTTGAAGAGAGGGTTCTTGAGCTAATTCAGAAGCGCCACACCGTCGTGCATCGCATTCATGAGCAAACAGGCTGGCCGGGAAATATTAATAATCAGCAGAAAATTGACCTGCGGGCTTTGTGCATTGAGATAAGTGCTGAAAGCCTCGACCTTCACACAATCTTTGTTCAGCTGCTAGGGCAGTGGGCGATGCGATTTCCAAGTATGCGAGAGGGGATCGAAGCAGCAAAATTACATGAGATGTTTCGTCGGGATCGATCAGGGTTATGAGCTAGACGCAATCGCCGAATGCGATGTGATCTGTTTAGTCATCGCCACGGCCCCCTGTAGATGAGGTAGGCCATGTAGAGCGGGGCGGAGATCATGGCGCCACCTCTGAGGTTTCAGGAATATCCTCGAACTTGTAAGTCTTGATGACGCGCTCTTCCACGCCGGAGACCTTGAGGAATTTGGCCTCTTCAACCCAAGGGTAGGCGTCAGGCTCGCCGTGTTTGCCGCCGCCGCTCATCTCACAAAAGGCGAGAGCCCGGCCATCGGGCAGGATGAAGGCCTTCACATCGACCTCGTAGTTGCGCTCCCAACTGTAGTGGCACCAAGACGGAACTCCGGGGGCGTCCACTGCGCTGTAACGCACCTCGTTTACCGCGTCATCGTGCGAGCTCTCATCGTAAAGCTGATCCAGATCTTCGCCGGACATGGACGCCAAATCTTCAAGCGTAGCGAGGCTATTTGGTTCATCGCGCAGGCTGTCGTACTTGTAGCTGAAAGCATCGATTCCGTGATGCATCACCAGCAGTTTTGCCATCTGGCTTGCAGTGAGCGTGTTCAGTGAGTGGTGAATGTTTTCATCGAGCATAGGGGTTCCTTGCCGCTATAGCGGCTGACTTTGAAGGGGGAGGGGGGAGCTACTACGTGCTCTGATGTTTACTTGATTTTTTTGTTAAAGTGGGGGTTGAATTTTTGCAAGGAAGACTTCGTTGAATCGCTTACGGAACTACTTGATTGATCAGGCTACATGGTGGCGCAGTCAAAGCCTAGAGTGGTGGGCTTCACATTTGACGGCGCTATACGTAGGTGGAGCCTTCACAATTATTGGTGCGAGATTTGATGAACTCATATTGCTCAAGCTGAATGAAATTGGTGACCTCTCTGCGGGTGTTTTCGGGCCTGTTGCTTTTTTGTGGTTGGTATTGGGGTATGTGCAACAGGGGCGGGAATTGAAGCTAAGCTCGAAAGCATTACAGCTGCAGGCTGAAGAGCTTAGGCACTCAGTGGATCAGCAAAAAGAGATGGTGGGCATTGCTGGAAGGCAGCTAGAAGCTGAACTCGAGAAAATACTTCATGAAAGGGAACAAAGAAAAAATTCTTTGCTTCCTAATTTCAAAGTTGCGGCCTCTGTCCCAACCGCTAACTCTCAATTGAATGTCTCAATTATGTTGAGAAATCTAGGAGGGCTTGCAGAAGACGTTGAAGTCATTCTAGGCGGTAAACTAGTGGCACAGTATTTGGCCATGGAAGATGGTGGTTCGAGTACTCTACGGCATCACCTCCCCATCGATGATAAGAATTATGATTTTTGTCTGAAATACAAATATGGTGGTGGGCTAACTCGGGTCGACAATTTCTGTATGAAGGTAAACGTCTCCAGTGCCGGTACGTCGATAGCACAAATTGCGTTTATCCCAACTAAAGACACTTAGATGCATTTAGCTGTTTATGTCTAATAGCGGCTATCTCGCTCAAGCGTAATTAGCTTTATGAGGCCACCATGACTGCCTGACGGAAGACGGAAAGGGCGCTGGCCTGCGCGCGCGCAGCCGTAATGCCCGTTTCGTCATAGCCCCAGATATTGCTGTAATCGAACCGCTCCGGGCCGAGATAGCCAGGGTGCACGGGCTCACCGGTTCGGATGTAATCGCGAAAGGCTTCGACTACGTTGCGCAGAGTACCGCCGTGACTGAAGCCGCGCCACTGGCTGCCCCACACCGTCTCGTGCGTGAAGATCCGCTTTCCGGTGTAATCGTCGATGAACCATACCTTGCCCCGCTGGTCGACCTCCATGCTGGCGTAGCGATTCACCGCCTTGCTGTAGAAGAACCGGCGGCCCTGGTCGGCGATGATCCGGATTGCCTGGTTGACGTGCTCAACGCGCTGGCGCTTCAGAGCGAGTTTGTTTTCTTTGGGCATGGGGCGTCCTATGCCGGGGCATGCCCGGACGGTGGAGGTTAGTAAGAAATCAGCTACAGTTCAGCTATCAGCCAAAGGAGATTGGTATGGGCGTTACTGTCTGCGTTATATGTAGGGGACAAGCTGAGGAGGGTTATCAGGTTGGACACTTTGTTGACTTCAAATGCCCGGACTGTGGGTTCTACTCAGTCAATCGTACGCTGCTTCGAGAGATGGAACAGTCGAAACTACGGTTCAATGTTGAGCGTGTGCGGCACTTTATTGCGGTCCATTCAAAATCAGGTAGTGTTGCGGCGATCGACCGGATCGGAGCAACCTTCCACCAGTTGATAGCGTGAGTTATGTACGGCCGGTGAGGCTGCGCGCCGCACCGCGTATACGAAATACTTACGACTTCGGCTCAATACTGGCCACGTAAGTCTTCAACGCTTCGTTCTTCACCATTCCGTGCAACCCGTGGTGAATTTCGCGATGGCAGGCGGGGCAGATGGCACCTATGTAACGTGGATGGTCTAGGCCGCCATCCGATAATCGATTCACGTGGTGCGGCTCTAGGTATGGTGAGCCGTTTGTCTTCATGAAAGGGGCCGCTTTCTTACAGCTCTCACAGTTTCCGGCGGCTCTCTTTAAAACGTAATTGGAGATAGTTCTGCTGCGACGATATACGGTTCTGCGTGCCGACCCGCTTTCTCCAGCAGATCCTGCTTCCGCAGCCGCAAGAGCGCGCTTTCTCGCCTCGGCAAGTGACATAGTTGGATCTGGAGCTTCGTCTTCTCCTGAGAACATAGGGAAGTCGAGCTCGAGCCCTACAGGGACTAGGTTGAAAACAACTATTGCCCTGTCGTTGCCAAACTTGTCAGGGCCGCGGCGCCATTCATGGCTCGCACACGTGTATTCACCGAGGTACTTCTGGCCTAAACTTTTGCCGAGTATCTCGAAAACATGCAGCGCTTTCCCCTGCTTCGAATGCTCGAGAATTGCCAGGTTTCCTTTAGTCAGAGTCATATCACCGACCTGGCCTTCGCCTGTGTAGCTGAAAACTTGCTCTTCGCTATGAGAGTCGGTGTATCCGTACTGACCACCTGAGTCGCCGGTGAAAATGAATACCGCTGGGGCCTGCGCTGAGGGAGCAATTCCGCTCTGGTGACTGCCTCCGAACAAATCGTGAATCTCAGTTTGCCGGTCATAAACCTGACCCGCCACAAAGCGCAGCTCTTGATCAGTTGACCGTTGCAGCTCAACGATTGTGAACCCGTGCCGCTTCAAATATCCGTTGGTGGGCTGACCACCTGAAAACAGTCCTACCGGGGTTCCAGTGGCCAAAGAAACTATTTTTTTTGCAGGGTATAAAGTGCTGTTCGCGCTGATTGCGTAGCGATGCGCTTGGTTTTCAGTCCAGCCTTTCCACTCGGGGGCGCCGCGAAACTTCTCATCGAACTGTTTTAGAGCTTGGTCTAGCTTTTCTTTTTTTACCGCGGGGATTTTCAAAGAAACGTCCTTGTGGGCAGCAGCATTCATCAGATGGTCAATGCTCGCTCGCCCGGGCGGATGACGCAATAGCGAAATGCTGGCTCATCTCGGCGAAGCAGGCGGCGCGCATGCCAAGCGAGTGCCAGGGCTGTGTCGCGGCTTCTATGCCGCTGCACACGCTTTCGTAGGTGATGGGCATGATGGCTTCTCGCCGGTATATTGGTTTGATTAAAATCATGGATGGCATAACTTGAAAATCTTTCACTACACCGATGTAACTGCGGTTAAGTCGATTCTTGAGCATGAACAGATGTGGTTGACCGACGTTCGCTATCTGAATGACTCAGAAGAGATGCACAATGGAATCTCCATGCTTGTGGAATATATGAGGCATCGAGTGGCAAATTTCCCACATCCGCACGAGTTTTTTGAGGATGCGGCTAACTATGTCGAGAGTGGTCTTGTTGGAAAAGCTGGTTACGGAATAGATAATCGGCCAATTTTTATAGGATCGTTTACTCAGGAGGGTGATCTTTTAAGCCAGTGGAGGGCCTACGGTTCATACTCCATTGAGTTCGATGCCGATTATGTTCCTCAGGAGCTTTTTAGGTGTGTATATGACGATGATATAAAGTTGGATCAGGCATCTGATAAAGTGCTTTCAAGTTTGATTACTATCGCGAAAGATATGTCGATCAACTCTGGATTTTTGGACCAAGAAGGTTATGAAGCTTTCTCCGAGATCATTGGGTTGGTTGCCACATTTAAGCATGAGAGTTTTTCAGAGGAACAGGAGGTAAGGGTTATCCTTGGGCACGACATTGATCCTGAAATTGAAAACGGACTTGATGTTGAGTTTCGAGCCAGAGGAAATATTCTCATTCCTTATGTTAAGGCCGATTTGCCCTTCGAAAGTATTCGAGCAATTCATATCGGGCCAATGCGCGACCAGGAACTTGCTTACATCTCTATGAAAGCTTTTGTAGAAAAGTTGCATTTAAAGCGTGAAGTGACGATTCATAACTTTAAACATAAAATTGATGTGATCAAATCTTCAATTCCGTATCGAGCTCCGTGAGATGATGAGGGCGGGTCACGCCGCCTGCTCTTGCTGCTCAATAGGTTTCTGTGGCCACTCGGAAAAACCAATCTTTGGCACCTTGGTTTTCGGATTGAGGATCGGCTTTCCTTTGGCGTCGGTCAGCACCGCCTTTGCCCGAATCTTCAAGTCACGACAGCGCAAAGTCTTTCGAGCCAGGTCCATGAACTGCTCAGCGTACTGCGTCGCATCGAACAGGGGCGAAAGCTGACGTACCGTAGCCCCACCCATGATCTTCTCAGCACGCTTTCGAACCATCTCCAGCCACTCAGCTTCCGGAATTGGCTCGACGCCGCCAGGAGCCTTGAGGTTCTTGCGGGTGCCGCTCGTTTTCTTGCGCGCCTCGGCGGTGGCGACATCAATGGTCATTCCAAACACAGCGAAAGTCCTCATAAGCATTCTCCAGGCATACGCCTGCCTCGCCGGCTGGTGTGATTCGTAGAATTGGGGTATTTGTGTTCGGCCCGGCATGGGGCCGGAATTAGGAGTAGCAATGAGCTGGGAATGCGTTTCTTACTGGATTGAGCATCATCCAGGGCTTGCGTCTTGGGTTCAGGCGATAGGTTCGATAGGGGCTATCCTCACCGCAGTGGCAATTGGTGTTCATCAAACTAAGTCTGGCACTCGCCAGCGGGATCTCGAAGCTCAAAATAAGAGAAAGTCGTGCTTGGCGGTTGTAGAATTTGCTGCGCAACAAGGTCAAGCACTATCCAATTATCTTGGTTCGATTAAAGTGCTATGGCGCTATGTGTCAGCCTGGGAGGATAAATTTTCGTCTGTTAATAAATTTTCGCTTGATTCTTTGGCCGCAATTCCAATGCATGAGCTAGGAGATCATTTAGCGGTTCTGGCATACAGCGAAATTTTTACCAATCTTGCTTCGATTAGGGAGGAGTCGATTGGGCTAGTTGCAGATATAAGAGCCAAGGTAAATGATAATTCTGCTCGGATTAATGCTATCCATTCGGCTGCGGAGCGACTCAAAGCAGATCTTCTGAATTTTCAACTGCATTACAGGGTTTCCCCAACCTTATGAATTGCGGTACTTGTCATTTGTTGGTGCTCGTCATGTGAATACCGGCGAGCAACACAGGAGGATCAGGCAGCGGCCCGTGTCTTGAGTGTTAAAAGGCTTTAGGTTGATTGAGCAGACGCGCCACGCCCATTTCGCCGCACTGCATTTCATGAGTGGGTGGTAATTGGTAATCCGCTTCTTCAGGCATTCAGCACTACACCGATGTAATTGTCACGATCGGCCAGTTGGGCGCTGGGCATTCCATTGTCGATGACGCGGCGGCCGATTTCGGCGGGCACCTGATTGTGATGCCTGACGTAAGCGCGGTTGTTGTTCATGGATTTCTCCAGTCAGAGGTGCCGGCCTCCGTGAGCGGAGGATGGCAGTTTCGAAAATTTGTGAAGTGGCACAGTGATGGCTATGATTCGCCATTGATCAAGGAAGGGATGCAACAAATGCGGTATTTGCTAGGTATTACAATTCTTTTTTTTATCACAGCTTGCTCCGCCTTGGGCGTGATTCCTGGGGGGCACAATACCTATGCGACCTCGAAGGAAGGTTTGAATGTTGGTAGTCATTTGCTTGTTTTAAGTAATGCATTTCCGATTACTGTTGTCGCAGCGATCATTCTTTTTGTAGTAAAGGAAATCGTTGAGTTCGTCAAAAAGACTAGAGAGAAAGCTAGGAAAATAGCAGCTTACAAAGCTCTTATTGCGGAAGAGCTCTTAAAAAACGCATGGTCGCTGAAAGCCCTGAAGCGCTTGTGCTTTGAGCTACAAGAACCGACATTACGAGAGATAGAGTACAAAAAGTCAGCGTCCGGTACTGAGCGAGTTATCGTTCGGACCGAAGAGGGTGTGCACGAAACTTTCTTCTGGAAAATTCACACAGCCGCTTTTGAAAAAATAATGACTGATTTGGCGGTGTCTCACTCGAAACTTTTCAAATCTGCTGCTGAAGTGTACTCGTTGTTAGCTGAAGTAAAACATGTTCGCGAAAGTATCATTGATTTTGCAGAGTTTGAAATGCCTAAGCATATGATTAAAGGACTAGGTGACTATGGAAACAATACGCTTGAAGAAGCAAGCGCAGCTGTGAAGTCTGCTTACAAAACATACACAGGAGAGGAGTTAGTTGGTCACAAACTCAGGTCGTACCTTTAACGTTTACGCCTCAACGCCGGAGGCGGCAAACGCTTCAAGCTTCCGCGACCACTTTTCCGTAACTTGAATTTCCGGTCGCGACATGCTCGCAAAGCGTTCCGACTCTTCGGCTGACGCGGCAGCCAGATTGATGATGAACGTCGACACCGTCTCCTGCCACTCCTCGAAGCCGTGGCGCTCGCCCAGTACCTGAAGTGCATCAGCAAGTGCATTCGACACAATAAGCGTGCGCTTCTCGGCGCCGATACGATCGAGCAGCGCTTTCTCCTTGGTTCGCTTGTCCTTCTGCAGTTGCACGTTGCTCTTGGCCATGGCCTACCTCTTCAATTCCGCTAGCCGGCAAGTCCAGCCAGGTCTGTCGGCGGCGTGTCGTCGCCCGGTTACTGATGCGTTTCATGAGTTGAACTTGAATCCGTTCTCGCTGGCGATCAGCGCAACCCGCTTGACGTGCATGTGCAGTGTCTTGGCCGTCTCGCTGATGGTCTTGCCGGCTTCGGCCAGTTCGCGCACCTTCGGGGGGATCTTGTTGCGCTCGACGCGCAGACGGTCGTGGTGCGGTGTGGATGCAAGTTTTGGATCGCCCGTGACGCCACTGGGGATTTGCTGAGCCTTACCGCCGGAACCGAAGAACTGATCAAGTTGCTGGTTCAGGTTGTCGAGCAACTGGTCTCGTGGGTTTGGCATTGGTGCACCGATCAATGCACACCTTCCGCCAAGCGATTCGCCTGCTTTTCGAATGCGATCGCCATGTTCACTGCTACCTGGTAATTGAAGCGGAAGGCCTTGGTCTTTCCGGTGACCAGATCAACGATGTGATAGGCATTGCCGACCGTCTTCACCTGAAAGCGCACTTTTTTATCTGGCGCCGCCAGGCCTGCAAGTCGGGCGAACTCTCCACGGGCTGCGTGGGAGCGAACAAACAAGGCTTTGAGAACTTCCCGGCGCTGTTGCATCAGTGGTTGCGGTTGCATGGCTGATCCCTCGGTGGTGGGGTTGAGTTTATCCGTCAGCACTCGGCACCGCCTGCTCATTGCCGTTGGGCGCAGGGGAAAGTGCTGACGAATAAAGGTGGGGAAGGGTAGGTGCCGGACAGCCCCGGCCTACTCACCACTGCCCAGGTGACGGGTCCTACCGTAGACTGCAGGTTCGACCAAGCAGTACTACACGAGATAAGCATATGAGTAACAATGCAAAATATTACACTGTTGATTCCGCGCGAAGTCTGGCTCCTTATTCTCAAATATCTCTAGGCTCTTACAGGCCCGATACGCCATTGAAAACTGATTTCCTCAATCAAATACACCCTGAAGGCTTGTCCAAGCACGGCTACAATTATCTCTACAATCCTGAAGTAGTAATGAATAGTTTAACTGGAGTGAGCAACTCTCTGTTAGTGGGGCTGATATTTGAGCTGGTACGCCGTAGTTCTTTCCCGGAAAAGCCATCTCGGTATCAGTCGCTATTCGCTTGCGAGCATGTTAGTGACGCGAAGCGATTTAGAGATTTGCTCGCGAAAGAGAAAAGCGAACGAAAGATAGAATCAGCCTCAATATACGAGGTGATTACCGAGAGCACGGTTCATCGTGGTGATATGAATCTGTTAGGCACTGATTGCTCTGTATTGGAACTGTATCAGCGGGCACACCTTTACTGGTCCAGTGAGAAATCACCTTATAAACTCGCAGAAGAGCCACTTTGGGAGATATTGATTCCGCTCCCAACATTGGTTGGGCAGCGGGTGTCGGAATAGTGGGTCATTGATGTGATTTATGCCGGGAGGTTGCAGCCACACAACCAATCAGCATCACGTTGTTTTCGCCTTCAGCAAAGCGGCTTTCTCCCTCCTCCAGCTTCATCAGTGCAGTTTTTAGAGCCGTTATGGCGCAAGAGGGGGAGGCTGCATCCACGCTCAGCGTGTAGGTTTTGTTTTTCTCGCCCACCCGAATACCAAATAGAAATCCACGCCTGTCTTGTGTCGTGTCAGTCATTTTAGCTCCTGGATTTGTGCTGAAGGATGGCGGGTAGAAGCGCCCGCCGGTGAAAAGGATAGGTGCCGGACAGCCACGGCCTACTCACGACTGCCCAATTGGCGGGCTTTACGCTAGGCTGAGCGCTCTCACACAACGCAGCTTGCAAAGGAGGGCGAACTTGCTATGCGCAAATTCAAACTGAAGTACCTGAATGACTCCGACGATTCGTGCCCGAAGTACTACGAAAGCGCCGAGCCGATAAAGGTTGGTGATGCCATTCTTGTTGATAACGGCTTCTGGCACGGCGTTACGGACATTCGAATCCTGAAGAAAGATATTCGTCTAACTCTTTCGAAATCGTCTCAGTCACCGGAAGAGGCAAAGCTCGTAATGAAGCAACTATTGTCCGACTGGTAACGATCGTTGCGTACTTCAGGCAGCTCGCCGCGTCGAGTTCTTTGCTCGGTTGCATCAACGTAATTTTCGTACTAAGTCCAGGCTCGCCTTGCTGAACCACCGTTATAAGCGCGGCCCTATTCGAGAGGCCAGTGATGGAGCTCCAACTCGCGGTAACTTTGCGTTGGTGTCCGCTGAATGTAGCATTTAGATGCTCCTCTTAGTCATCCCAAAGCACCCTCGCAAGAAGGTGCTTCAGTGATGATTGATATCTCGTTGCACGTCTGCCGGAGTCCTCTCTCTGCCCGCTGCCGCTACTGGCGTCACATCGGGTGGCTGTGCAACTTTGCGTGCTCTCATGAGGGAGCCCGGCCAGTTCCAGAGCTGGCATGGGGATCGAAATTTGTGTTTCGCGCTATTCCCGTTGTCGGGGATCGACCCGCGAAGATTTTTGACTGTTAAAGAACGGCGTAGCTTTCGCTACTTGGCCGGCGTACTGGCTTGAATCTATTTAAGCAAGCTGAAATCAAGCAGTCAAGCATGCTTAAAGAAATAATTCAGCATTCTGAAATCATCGGTCGTAAAAAAGCCCGCGCTTGCGGGCTTCTTTCAACCGTCACAGTATTGTTTCCACCCGATCTTTATTGCACCACCTTGTAAAGATTCAACCATCACACCGTCAGTCTCGCTGATATCGTCAATTAGTCGCTGCCAGTCTTCCTCGGCCTCGTGCTCCAACCTCGACACCGTGACGGCCATTCTCTTCTGAACACTCGGTGCAGCGATTAGTGCCTGGAGGCGCCGGCCGGCGAGTTCGTAAGATGTGGTGGTGCTGGGTGTCGCGGTCGATCGTAGAGACATGGGTGTTCCTTACCTTTAGCTGTATGAATGTACAGTATTATTTCAGCGCAGTTTATTGGCAAGGTTTTAGGAGTACATTTGTACTCCTTTGTCTTCAGGCAGCAAAAAGCCCGCTTTTGGCGGGCTTGGGGTTAGCGGGTAGGGAGTAAGTCGGGCTATAACTTCTGCAGCGCCCGGACTACGACACCTACAATGCGGCAGTCTTCGGCCAGCATCTCAGTTGGATACGCGGGATTCAATGGCTTCAAAAAACGCCTGCCGCCATCATCAACAAGCTTTTTGAAAGTGGCTTGATCGCTATCGGCGAGTTTTGCGACAACCAGCTTGCCCGATTGCACATCTGCCTCAGTGTCGACGAGGATAAGTGTTCCCTCTGTGATGCTTGTGCCAACCGGCGATGTCATCGAATCGCCTTTCACTTCCAGCCAGAACGCCGTTCCTTTGGAGTCATAGTCGGAGAGCTCGTACCGATCTGAGAAACCAGGCGGGAAGGGCTCCACAGCCTCGGCCCACGCGCCTGCAGCTACCCAGCTGATAACCGGATATCGAAACGACTCCACGGGTTGCCGAGCCGCGCCTACATTCGAATCAGGTTCAACCTCTTCGCCTTCGCCGATTGCAAGCCATTCGGCCCTGAACCCCGTGGCCTTAGCCAGCGCGTAAAGGTTTTCAGGCCGAATACTTTTACTTTCGCCTGAGATCCATTGAGTAACGGCAGAATTCGCCACCCCGCAAAGGGCGGCGATTTCCCCTTTCTTTTTCCCACTGAGCGCAATGGCTCGGGCAATACGTTCGTGTCTTTCCATGACGCCAATATTAAGTTAGCTGAATTTAAGTATGCAGAGTGCTTAATTCTTCGTTGACGCGATAACTTCAGCATGCTGAAATTGCGGCACGCTCGAATGAGGATGCGCAATGAATACGCGTGAGGTCGCCGAACATTTCGGCAGCAAGAAAAAGTTAGCGGTTGCGCTGGGAATCCATCCAAGTGCCGTGACCATGTGGGGGGAAACGATCCCAGAGTCCCGCCAGTACCAGATTCAGGTCCTTTCCAAGGGGAAATTCAAAGCGGAGCGTAAAAGCGACGCCCCATAGCTGCCCTGATCCATGAGTTGAATTCTACTCCGCCACTGGCATCACGCCACGGAAACAAATTTGAGGTTTTACGAATGGAAGATTTCTTGAGGGCTTGCCACACCACCGTCAAGGAAAGTGGGGCAGAGGAGTTGGCCGGGAAGATGTGCATGGCACACGTGAGCTTGCTCCAGCGCTCGAACCCGGACAACGCGGCGCATCACCTGACTATTGAGCATCTGTTTGGGATTTTGCTGCACACCGAAGACATGCGCCCGTTGCAAACGTTGGCGGATCAGTTCGGTTTCGAGCTCGTTCCGAAGGATGCGCCGGCACCCAAAGAGCTGACTGCCTCGCTGATACATGTCGGCAAGGAAGTAGCTGATCTGACCATCGCTGTGCACGAGGCTTTGGATGACCAGCACGTTTCATCCGGCGAGAAGACCGACATTCTCACTGAGATCGGACATGTACGCGAAAGCCTTCATTTGCTCGAAAGCTCGGTGAAGGCAGCTTGAGTTTCAGGCACAAAAAAGCCGGGCTGCAACCCGGTTTCTTCAAAACGCAAAAAATTGAGGGGCCATTATGAATACGAACGTCTCCCCCGGTAATCCCTCAATTCCTGCGACGCGTTTTGGTCAATCGCAAAAAGTATCGCGACACATGTCATCTCGTTTTGCCGAATTCAATACCGGAGCCTCGCTGTGAGCGTTCAAGCAATGTCATGGGCGCTGTCTTTGCCCACGCAAGTTCTCAAGGATGCCAGCGCACGGCACGTTCTGCTGTGCCTGGCCAACTATGCCGGATCGAACGGTACTGGCGCGTTTCCGTCAGCTTCCACCCTGGCTCAGGACACCGGTCTTTCCGAGCGTACCGTGCGTTACAAGTTAGATGACCTGGAGAAGTTGGGGCTGATCAAGCAGGGCAATCAGGCGATTGCTGCCGTTCACATTGATCGCCATGACCGACGCCCAGTCGTTTACGACCTCCAATTATTGCGGGGTGCAAATGCTGCACCCCGTTCCGAGCGGGGTGCAAATGACGGCACGGGGTGCAACCCGCAACAGAACGGGGTGCAAGCTAAGACAGGACGGGGTGCAGCGGCTGCACCCAATCCGTCACTTAACCATCAATTAACCGAAGAGCAGCAACAGCGTGAGATTGATGCCGCGATCGCCGAGCAGAACAACGCCGCAATCGAGCCGCGGGATAATCACCAGCGCTTCTCCATGTTCGCGACTTGGTTGCCGAACGAGAACGCGTTGTCGGATCAGATCGCCATCGCGGGGCTTCCGGCCGACTGCGTCCCTGACGAAGCGGTTCGCAAGTTCAAGGGCTTCCACTGCGCCAAGCCAAACACTCTCGATTCCGGCTCCGGCTGGTGCTACCGCCTGGTCCAGTGGGTGAAGCGTGAGCGAGTGCAGGCAGCAGGTCGTGGTCAAGAGCCTGATTTCAACGACACCAGTTGGGGTGATGACCTGGGAGGTCTGTGATGAAGTCTGTTTCGAGTGTGCTGCAAATGTTACCCAATGTGGCGTCGGCTGAGGTCGCGCCAGTGAAGGCGGATGCGGGTACCGTCCAGGTCATCAACGCACTGTTCCGCGAGCTGATGGCAATCTTCCCGGCGTGGAAGCAGGCTTGGCCTGATCAAGAGGCCGTCAACGCCGCGAAAGCCACCTGGACCAAGGCGTTCATGGCCGAGAAAATCACGAAGGTCGAGCAGATTCGCTTCGGCATCGAGCAGTGCCGGAAGCTTGGTTCTGACTTCGCGCCGAGCGTAGGCAAGTTCATAAACCTGTGCCAGCCCACGCCTGAAATGCTTGGGCTGCCACCGCTCGAAACGGCGTTTCGCGAAGCGTGCCGCAATGTCCATCCGTCGATGGCCGGCCAAGCGAACTGGTCACATGATGCGATTTGGCACACGGCCAAGGAGTCGGGTTTCGAGAGTCTGAACCGCCTCGAAACCTCGCTGGCGCGCAAGCTGTTCGAGCGCAACTACGTGATCACCGTGCGCCGTTTGATCGATGGGTTGCCGCTCCAAAAGATGCCGCTGGCATTGCCCGCCCGAGTTGACGGCCGCCGTACACCTGAGATCGGAAACAGAGCGCTCTCCGAGCTGCGCGCCATGAGATCGGGGGCTGCCCGTCATGCCTGACCGCCGCCTGGCTGTTCCTGAAATCGATACCTATCGCTTCGCAGTGTTCTGCTGCTCGTTCAAGGTCGATCTGAGTTCGCCGCCTGATCACGCGCTGGCGCTGTTTGCCGACGAGGCCATGGCCAAGCGTTATGGCTCGTGGATGTGGCCTGGGACCTACGAAGTCGTCGACGTAGTGACGGGGAAGCCTGCATGCGAGTGAGCTCGAGGAAGCTTCGCGCCTCGGCAAATGGCCAAGAGTGCACCGTCCGGATGCCAGGCATCTGCAATCACAATCCAGAAACCACCGTCCTCGCGCATCTGCCTTGCGGGCAGAAGGGTATGGGCATGAAAGGTTTTGACACCGTGGCGGTGTACGCGTGCAACGCTTGCCACGACGTGATCGACGGCCGCGCCGCCGGCGAGATCGACTGGCAGGACGTGCCGCGCGCCATCGCCGAAACCCACGAAGCCCTGATCAGGGCTGGAATTCTCACCGTTAAGGGGGCCGCATGAGTACCGCCGCGGTGAAGATCACCGAAGCTGAGATCAAGCGCCAAGTGGCCGGCTCCGTACAGGACTTACGCGACATTGAGAATAAGGGCCTGTATCTGCGCTTCAACAAGGCTCGAACCGGTGGCTCGTGGTACTTGGTGTTGAAGGGCAAGTGGAATGCCATCGGCACGTTCCCCGAGCTGGCTCACAAACAGGTTGTAGCGGCGCTGCCGTCGCTTCGGCTGCGTCTGGCCGCCGGGGAGGGCGCGAGCCTGTCGAAGTGGAACGCTGTTGGCGAACTGCTGGACTGGTTCGCTGATCGCATGTCCCGCGATCGTAATCTGTCGACCAAACGCAAAAACACCGGCGCCTCGATCATCAAGTGCCACCTGAAACCGCGCCTCGGCGAGCTGCCCCTGATCGGTATCGACAAGGCAGCTCTCGACACCCTGCTGATGTGGCCCCTGCAGGAGACGGTTTCCATCGACTACGTGCGTTCCGCGTTCCAACTGTTGGCCTTGTCATTCCGGCAGGCGGCCAAGCTGGGGTTGATCACGTCCAACCCGATGGCAGCGATCCGGTTCAACGACTTCTCTAAGGCAAAGGTCGGCATAAAGCCGTCCCGTCTGCGCGGCGTTCAGTTGGAAGGCCTGCTCGGGCAACTGGCCGAAGTCATGAGCACCGCACCGCTGGATTCGATGCTCGCACTGATGATGCTCTGCCATGGCACCCGGATCGGTGAAACCCGGATGGCGCGCTGGTCGCACATCAGCCTGGCCGAACGCGAATGGTTCATCCCGGCCGAGAACACGAAAACCGGTGTCGAGCATCACCTGCCTCTGACCGAGCAAGTATGCACGCTGCTGACCCGGTATCGAGAAGGCCAATACGCTCGAGGCTATGAGGGCCAGTGCCTGTTCCCGGCACGTAATGGCAAGGCGCTGGGCGAGGCTCAGGGCTGCGCAGTGTTTCGTCGACTGGGGCAGGGCGATTGGACCAGCCACGACCTGCGCAAGGTGGCGCGCACCGGTTGGGCAGACCTTGGCATCGATCACCTGATTGGTGAGCTGCTGATCAACCACGCGATGGGCCACAACGTGAAGGTTTACATCCAGTCGGACGTGATGAGCCGCAAGCGTGATGCCCTCGAGCAGTGGCACGCGCATCTAGATCAGAAAGGCTTTACGGCGATTCACGGATTGACCGGCTTTAGATTTGAAGATTCCGGTAATCCGCTGCAAGCCACAGAACATAAGGCCTGCAAGGCCATTGAAGAAACAACCATAGGCGAGGTTTCAAAACATGCAGAAATGGCCAGTGCCTAGCTTTAAGCGGGAACGGATCGAGCTGGAGCCTTGCTCGATCTGCAAAGGAAAAGCGGTATTAAAAGGCCTGTTTTATGAGCTGATTTGCACTGATTGCAACGGTTCAGGTTGGGTTGTTAGTGGCAGTAAGTTGGTGCTTTCTTCCGACGAGTTGGTGACTCAATTGAGTTTCAAATTACAGCACGCTCAGCGTGAAATATTGGCTCTGAAAAGTTCGAGCCAGATGGACGGGCTAAAGAGTCAAAACTATAAAGCGAACCGCCTGGGGGCGGGCGGCACAAACTACACAGGGGATTAAGAGCATGATGATTCGCAAGCCGGCAGGCCGGCCAATGGGAGATACCGAGTACCTGCTCGAGCAGTGGGGATGGTGGAGGATGGATGGGGTCGGATTACCTAGTTACATATCCCCGACATTCGCTCTGATGCGGCAAGTGATGCCACAAACAGCTTCAAGCAACAGTTATTGCATTACCGATGACCGGGCGATTGTCATTGATAACGCAGTTGCAAGACTGGCTCGCCGTGATCTGCAGATGGGAGACATTATCTGGCTTTATTTTGGCGCAAAATGGCCTATGGCGCGAGTAGGTAAGCACTACGGAATCAGTGAAGGCAAAGCCAGGGAATTAGCTCGCGCAGGCACCGCTTGGATTGATTGTGCGGTAGGTGGGATTTTAAAGGTCGCTTAAATTTTACGTGGGTATTAGCTGTCATCACATACGACAGCTAATACTGCATTATTAGTGTGATTTGATTTGTAATGGTGCTTTTTCTACTTTTCACCTTTCGCCGAGCTAATCATTTTGCCACCTTTGAGCTGGATGTTAGAATTGCTAACGCCCTTTAAAATTAGCTCGTAAGGATGATCAGCCATTTTTTCTCTTTCGGCTCGATTGAGGAGAAGAAGCTTAAGCACTTCTACGTCCCGATCGTTAGGCGATGCTCCAGGCTTAAGTCTTCTAATATAGTCCTCCGCATCAAAGTATTTTTTTGCATCTTCATGGAGGGCAAGTAGTACAGATGAGCGAAAGTTTGAAGTTCTGTAAATGTAAACGATGAAAGCAGCCAAGCTGACATATAATCCGATAATTCCCGTTACTGCTCGGTCAGTTAGTGTCCCACCTGCAAATAGATATGTCAGTAGAATTCCTATGTTGAACATTACGAATAGATTGATCATTACCGTTTTCAATCTCCCCGCACTGAGCATCTGATCCTGGATAGTTTTTTCGAGTATTTTTCCTCGATTTTCGCGTTCTATCATACGGAGCTGTTCGCGGCGATCTTGAAGAAGTTTCGTAGGGTCTTGTTTGATCAAGAAAGCTGAAACCGATTCTTCAATAGTTTTTCGTATTGCAGAGTCAATGGAGGTGTCGATCGCTTTTGTTTCTTCAAGTTTTTTCGCTACAAGCTCTGGGAGGTTCCGGGATAGCTGTTCTGTTAGCTCCTCTTCAATTGCTATTCTGCGGCTCTCTATATTTTTGCTTGAAAGCATCTTGTGAATATTGATGAGCTGAAATTCTAAGTCGGCAATTCTTGCGGCCGTTCCTCGTGACTGAGAAATGCTCGGCTCATTGTATAGGAAAAGTCCGGAGAGTTTGAATAAGACATTAGTAAATGCTCTAGATCTAGTGAGGGCATAGAGCATAGCTATCAGGGTTAATCCTAGACCTATTATGGTTAGGAAAACTTCAGGCGATGATATTAATTCTAAGTTTTTTAGGAGTTCTGTCATGGCGATTTCTTTTTTGTGTTTGGCAGATTGGAAATAACTGGCTGGATAACTCTTGTCGCGTTGTTTGCCGCCGAGCGTACGATTTGGTTTCTTGCAACAGATTAAGCAATTTGGTGTCAAACTGCCACCTCTGAAGCTGAGTCCTCTGCCTTTTACGAATGTCAGATCGTCTTCTTGGCGAATGCCGTCATGGCGCCGGCGCTCGTGGCGGACTTTAAAAAACCTTTTCCGCGCGGAATAGATTTGTTTTTATAGCAGCGTGAACTGCTGTGAACGCAGCGAGACACTTTCATGACGCCGGCCATCGAGTCGGTTTTTTTACTGACTAATAAGCCCTGCAATTGAGCGGGGCTTTTTCGTTTCTGGCGCCATGCCCGTGTCTTTGCCCTGCGCGGATGACAGTGATATGGAGGCCGAACCTATTTGAGGACAAAAGATGAGCACGGAGCAACAAGCTCTCGCGGATGTACCCCTTTGGCTTCTGATACTGCTGAGCATGGCAGGCTTGTCGGGGGAGATGCTTAGAGCATCAGGCAGTGACCTCGGGTTACGCCAGATCCTGCAGCGAGTAGCGTTACGTTTTCTCGCGTCAGGCTTGCTCGGAATGGCCACGTTGCTGCTAGCGATGGCCCTCTGGAACAACCACTACCTTGCTGCTGGATTGGGCATCGTCATTGCGGTGATTGGTGCCGATGTAGCCGGTGGTTTGTACACCCGGTTTTTGGCAAAGAAGGCAGGTATTCAAGTCGACGAGTAGGTCGCTGACAATCAAATACTCCAAGGAGATCGGCCAATGCAGGTCCGCGTGATAGGCGATGACGGATAGGAGTTGTGGGTCAAAGGTGAGACCCGACCCGACCTGTAGCGCACATCGCCGGGGACCCTAGGGTTATCCGAAGGGTACGGGGTCGGAAACCCGCGGGAAAGCGTTAGCCACAGGGCTGGAAAGTTAGTTGACAGCGGTTGACAGGTTGACAAGGAATTCTGTGTTTTCAGCGACAGAGTTCGCATGATCCAAACAGTGTTTTTTAGTGAAGTCCCCCCGGTTCTATTGGGCTGTATAGGCTTTTCATGCCTGTTCATTTTCTTAAACAGCAGCCCCGGCGCAATGGTCGGAAGGCCTGTCAACTAAGCCGGGTTAGTTGACAGGCTTAACAAGCCACGACGATGGAGGCCGCATGGCTTTTGTAACTCGCAAGGAGTACTGCGAGCTGAAGGGGTGGTCTCGGCAGTACGTTGGCAAGCTGGTCAAGAGTCAACGACTGGTTCTGAATGCCACCGGGAAGATTGATGTGGAGGCCAGCGAGAAGCTTCTGGCCATGACGAGCGACCCGAGCAAGGCCGCCGTCGCCGCTCGACATGAGCGCAATCGCCCGAAGCGGGGTGATCAGCCACCGCTGGAAATAGTCATCGCAGACTTTGTAGATGACCCCTCTGGCCAGGTACCCGACTTTCAAAAGTCACGCGCGCTTCGTGAGCACTACCTGTCGCTTCAGGAAAAAAACAACTTCCTTAAAGCCCAAGGCACCTTGGTAGAGCGCAAAGCGGTCGAAGATGCGGCCTATAACGCCGGTCGCTTACTGCGCGATCTTTTGCTTGGAATGGCGCCACAGCTATCGCCTGAACTGGCCTCGCTGTCTGATCCATGGCAAATCGAAAAGCGTCTGACGGCGGCTTTACGACAAACACTGGAAGATGCTGAGCGACTGTCTACAGCAGATTTAGAACAAGCCATTACCCCGAGCTAAACCTATGTCCTTAGAAATGTCGAACGGTGCGACGGTGTACCGCGAAGCGTATTTCCGTGGGCAGCGACCAGAGCCAGATGTCTGGATTGACCAGTGGGCCGACGAGTACATGCGCATTCCGCGCGACACGGGTGCGGCCGAGCCTGGTCAATACCACACTTCGCGCACCCCTTATGCGCGTGAGCCGATGCGCTGTCTGTCACCAGCCCACCCGTGCAAGCGGGTGGTGACCATGGTGGCTTCGCAGTTGATGAAAACGCAGATCGCCTTGAACTGGATCGGCGGCCTGATCCATATGGCCCCGTCCAACATCCTGACGTTGTTGCCCAGCCTGGGGTTGGCCAAGCGGGTATCGTCGCGTATTGGTAAAACCATCAAGGCTACGCCGGTTCTGCGTGAGCGCGTGGCGTCCAACCGCTCGCGAGATGCGCGCAACACCATGGACACGAAGGAGTTCGAGGGTGGTTCGCTGTACATCACCACGGCCGGTTCTGCGGCCAACCTGGCGGAGCTTTCCGCACGCTACATCTACGGCGACGAGGTTGATCGCTGGAGTGTGGACGTGGGTGAAGAGGGCGACCCGGTCGAGCTGGCCGAGACTCGCGGTAGTACTTTCGGCCGCAACGCGAAATTTTACTTTTCCAGTTCGCCGACGGTCAGGGGGGCGTCACGGATCGCTGATCTGTTTGAGGTCAGCGATCAGCGTTACTACTACGTGCCGTGCCCAACCTGTGAACACATGCAGGTTCTGGAGTGGGAGCGTTTGCATTACTCGGCGGATTTTCAGGTTGTGCATTACCAGTGCGCTGGCCCCGACTGCGACGTACTGATCGAGGAGCGCTATAAGGGCGAGATGCTGGCGAAAGGGGAGTGGCGAGCACACACCCAAGGCGATGGTGAAACCATTGGTTTTAACTTGAATGCGTTGTACTCGCCGCCCGGCTGGACCGGTTGGGCCTCGTTGGCCAAGCAATTCGAGAAGGCTAAAAAGGCTCAGGCCAAAGGCGATCTGGAGCCGATGCAGGTGTTTTATAACACTCGTCTGGCCAAGGTCTGGGATAGCGCTCAGGAGCAAACCTCGGCCGATGTGCTGAGGGATCGGGCGCGGCTGGAAAACTTCGGGCTTGGCTCAATGCCCGACGGCGTGTTGATGCTGACCGCTTCTGTTGACACCCAAGCCAACCGCCTGGAACTGATGGTGATGGGTTGGGGTGCTGGCATGGAGCGCTGGGTGGTCGACTTTCAAGTGATCTCCGGCGACCCCGCCGATGAGCGCACCTGGGCGGCGCTGGACGAGTTACTCAAGGCCCGTTACCGACACCCTTGTGGTGCTGAGCTGATGATCATGGCTACTGCGGTCGACTCCGGTGGTAACCATACGGATGAGGTCTATCAGTTCTGTCGTATGCGCCGCTGGCGCAGTGTGTTCGCCATCAAGGGGGCGAGCAAGCGGGGCCGGCCGGTGATCGCGCAGCGACCTTCGATGGTCGACGTGACATGGAAGGGCCTGACTGAGCGGCATGGCGCCGAGCTTTGGATTGTCGGTACCGACACGGCGAAGGACTGGATCTATAACCGCTATGTATTCGACACCGGCCCGGGAGCGCTGCACTTTGCCAACGACCTGCCGGATGACTTTTTCGCCCAGTGCGTGGCTGAGCGCAAAGTCACCCGTTACGTCAGGGGGCATAAACGCATCGAATGGACCAAGGGCAAATCCGAGCGTAACGAAGCGCTCGATCTGTTGGTTTACAACCTGGCCATGGCCCATTACCTCGGCATCAACCGCTACCAAGATCACGATTGGGCGCGGATTCGGCAGGCGGTCAACCAGTCGGTTTCGGGCGATAGCAGCCAACCCGTTCAGAGCGAACGGCTCAGCCGGCCAGTCATAACACCGGCAGCACCGCAGGCGGCGCAACCAGCCGTGAAATTACTTCCGGCAGTTGCTCCCCCACAACGCCGCAGTTCCACCAGTGGCTACCTGAAGAGACGCTGATATGTCATTTACGAAAAAGCACCTCGACGCGGTTGAGGCGGCCATTGCTCGCGGTGAAAAAACTGTGCGCTACACCGACCGTACCGTGGAATACCGCACGGTCGATGAGCTGCTCAAGGCGCGCGAAGAAATACGCTCGTCGCTGGCCAGCGCCGCCGGGCCACGTTCGCGCGTGGTTCGCCTTTATCACGGGGGCAAGGGACTTTAATGGCTCGACATTTTCCGACGTTGACCCGTAACGGCTTTGTGCTGCCGTCCAACATCAAGGCCAGTTACGAAGGCGCTGGTGAAGGCCGCCGATCCGCTAACTGGGACGCTCCCGACAACGGGATCAACAGCATCAACACCCCGGCACTGCGCAATTTGCGGTCGCGCTCCCGGGCAGCGGTTCGCAATGATCCGTATGCCTTCAACGTCATCGACAAGCGCGTCAGCAACCTGATCGGCACCGGCATCACCCCTCGGCCGACAACCGACGATGATGCCCTGCGCAAACTGCTGCAGGAGCTGTGGAGCGATTGGGTTGATGAGTCTGATGCGGATGACCGCACCGACTTTTACGGCCAGCAGGCGCTAGTGGCGCGCACGGTGGAAACATCGGGCGAGTGCTTCGTCCGGTTGCGTCCTCGCAGTCGCGACGAAGGTTTGGCGGTTCCGCTGCAGTTGCAGATACTGGCGCCGGAGTTCGTGCCGCACGACAAATTCGAGAGCACCAAGAACGGCAACATCATCCGCGCCGGCATCGAATTCACGCCCGGCGGCAAGCGGGTAGCGTATTGGATGTACCTGTCGCATCCGCGTGACTCGGCCTCGTTGAGCGCCGGGTACAACCAGCTAGTGCGCGTCCCGGCCGCGCAGGTGCTGCACATCTTCGAACCGGTTGAGCCGGGTCAGTTGCGCGGTGTGCCGCGATTGTCGCCGGTACTCAAACGGCTGCGCAGTCTGGACAACTACGACGACGCGGTGCTGTTCCGCCAAGAGGTGGCCAACCTGTTTGCCGGTTTCATCAAGCGCCCGGCGCCGGAATCGGGACCGGTTCCACGCGATCCGGTCACCGGCGCGTTATTGGATCTGGACCGCGACGGCTTCACGCCGATGGTTGCGCTCGAACCCGGCACCATGCAGGAACTTGGCGCTGGCGAAGAGGTTGAGTTTTCCAAACCGCCAGACGCCGGCAACAACTACCCGGACTTCATGCGGCAGCAACTGATGGCTGCTGCAGCGGGATCGGGTACGCCTTACGAGATCCTCACCGGCGACATGCGCGGAATCAACGATCGAGCGCTGCGGGTGGTACTCAACGAGTTTCGGCGTCGCCTGGAACAACTGCAGTTCAGCGTGTACGTGCATCAACTCTGCCGCCCGGTACGGGCTGCGTGGATGGACATGGCGGTGCTGTCGGGTGTCTTGGTGCTGGACGATTACGCACAGAAGCGCCGCCAATACCTGCGCACCCGCTGGGTGCCACAAGGCTGGGCCTACATCCAGCCGGTGCAGGACGTGCAGGCGCGAGCGATGGAGGTTAGAGCCGGTTTTTCGTCGCGCAGCGAGATGGTTTTGCGCACTGGCTACGACGCCGAAACGGTCGATCTGGAAAACGCTGCTGATCTGGCACGCGCCACCTTATTGGGCCTCAACTACAACACCCTGGATGCCGTCGAAGACACCGACGACAAGGAGCAACCATGAGCAAACAAGCGCGACCGCGCATTTACAACCGCGCGGGCAAGCGTGTCGAGGTTCAGGACAAGACCTGGTACGCCCTGCAGGCCAACGGAGAGGCCACCGAGCGAGTGATCGAGGTTTTCGTCTATGGCGAGATCGGCGCGTGGGCATCACTGCCAATCAGTTCGTGCAGGATCTGCGCGCCATGGATGATGGTGTGTCGCCGGTGGTGGCCGCGTTCAACAGTATCGGTGGCGACCTGTTCGACGGACTGGCCATGCACAACGCGCTGTCGCGTCTGGGCGAGCGTTGCACCGGACGTATCGATGCGCTTGCTGCCAGTGCCGCGAGTGTCGCCGTGTGCGGTGCACACCGCGTAGTCATCGCGGCGAACGCCATGTTGATGATTCACAACCCATACACCTATGCAGGCGGTGGCGCTGAGGACTTCCGCCGGGTCGCTGATGTACTGGATCAAACCTTGGAGGCGATCATCGCGGCCTATAAGGCCAAGGCGCCGGACATCGATGACGCCGAGCTGCGGCGAATGGTTGATGCTGAAACCTGGCTGACTGCTAACGAAGCGGTGGCTCTTGGTCTTGCAGACGAAGTCGGCGACGGCATCAAGGTCAAAGCATGCCTCGGTCAAGGCGCGGTGTTGCAACGGTTCCAGCACGCTCCGGTTGAGTTGGTGGCGCAGCTCGACGAGCCACCTGAACCGGATCCCGAGCTTGAACCTGTCGATCCTCCCCTGGTACCGCCTGTAGTCGACTCGGCAAAGTTGGCACTGATGATTACTCAGCGCTGCACGGCGGCGGGCATCAGCAATCTGGTCGAGCCACTGCTCAATTCTACCCAGCTCGAAAGCGAGGAAATCGTGCTCGCCGGCTTGGCTCGCGCCAAGGCGGTGAACGACCTCTGCGTCGCCGCGCGTCTGCCGGAATTCAGCGCCGAGTATGTCGCGGCCGGTCTGGATGCGGCGGCGGTTCGGGCGCGTCTGTTCGACAAGATTGTCACCAGCGGCAAAGGCTTTGAAATCGACAACAGTCTGCCGCTGACGGATGACCCAGCGCCCAAGGTGCTGGCCAAACAACCTGACCCCAACTCGATTTGGGCTGCTCGGCAAGCGGCCCAAACAGGAACCGCGCTAGGCGCGAAAGGAGCACGAGCATGACCATCAAACAGGAACCGATGCACGCAGGTGAATTCCTGCTGTCCGAGGGCGCCGGCACCATCTCGCGCGAAGCGATCAATGTCGCGGCGGGTCCAGCATTGTGGCCGGGCCAAATTCTCGGGCTGGTGACCGCCACCGGCGAATTCGCACCGTACGAACCGACGGCAGAGGACGGCACCGAAAACGCTGTCGCCATTCTGTACGGTCCGCTCGGTGAATCCGACGTGGTGCGTCGCGGTCGCGCCGTGGTGCGGCTGGCCGAGGTCAGCGAAGCGCACTTGACCGGCCTCGATCTGGCCGCTGAGAAAGCCTTGGCCGCACATTCGCTGATCGTCCGCTAAAACATTTCCCTCTTTAATTTGCATCCCGCCGCGTGCGGGATTTTTCGTTTCTGGAGAGTACCCATGGCCGATATCGCCATTTTTGAAGACGAAGCGTTTACCGTTACCTCGCTGACCGCTGCACTCAATGATCAACCCTACCTGCCGGGCCGCATCAGCGCCCTGGGCCTGTTCCGCGAGGAAGGCATTACCACCCTGACCGTGCAGATTGAAAAGGACGGTGACACCCTGGCACTGGTGCCGGCCGGTGAGCGCGGTGGTTCAGGCTTGGTAGTTGCGGCCAGCAAGCGCAACCTGATCCCGTTCAACACCGTGCACCTGCCGGAGCGTTTCACCATCAAGGCGGATGAGATCCAAGGCATCCGCGCCTTCGGCACTCGCACCGAGCTGCAGGCGGTGCAGGACGTGGTCAATGCGCGTCTGGCTAAGGCGCGTCGACAGTTGGACGCCACGCATGAGTTCCAGCGCATGGGCGCACTCAACGGCCAGATCCTCGACGCTGATGGCTCGACGGTTCTGCTGGATTTGTATGAGCGCTTCGGTGTGCAGCGTCAGAAGTTGCCCATGGGGCTGGCTGATGCCGGTACCGAGCTGCGGGTCAGGTGCGGCGAGGCGCTGGACATGCAGGAGGATGCGCTGGGCAGCGTGACCAGTACCGGCTCGCGCGCTTTCTGCGGCAAGAACTTCTGGAACAAGCTGATTGTTCACAAGTCGGTCAAAGAGACCTACCTCAACAGTCAGCAAGCGGCAGCACTGCGTGGTGACGCCCGGGAAAGCTTCGAATTCGGCGGCATCATCTGGGAGCGTTACCGTGGCAAGGTCGCCGGCTTGTCTTTTGTCCATGACGATAAGGCGCTTCTGGTTCCGGAAGGCGTGCCCGATCTGTACATCTCCGTGTTTGCACCGGCCGACTACATGGAAACGGTCAACACCCAGGGCATCCCGTACTACAGCATGATTGAGCCGCTGCCCTTCAACAAAGGTATGGCCGGTGAAGCTCAGTCCAACCCGCTGCACCTGTGCACTCGACCGCGCGCCCAGATCCTGCTGGAACTCTGACCATGGGCTTTCGCGAGCTGATCGCCGAGGTTGACGCGGTGGTGTTCGAAACGCTGGGCGACACCGCGCGGATCGAGGGTCGCGAAGAGCCAGTGTTCGGCATGTTTGCCGCGCCCTGGCTGCAACCCAAGTTCGGCAAGCTCAACACCGGGTTGCGCGAGCCGCGCTTCGAGATCCGTGTCAGCGATTCGCAAGGTCTGCAGCAGGGAATGCTGGTCAGCGTCGAATTGCCTGCCTTGGACGGTGGCGGTGACTACGACCTGATTCAGCTCGAGCCGAGCGGCGACGGCCTGGTCGCCCTGATCCTGAGGTTGCGCCCATGAGTGTCGGCAGCTATTTCAAACCATCGGCCGGGGGCGGGATGATCTCCATTCAGTCCTCGGCCGCTGACTTTCAGGCGTTCCATGACTTTGCCAAGGTGGTACCGAAAGCGGCTGCGGCGGCGCATCGGCGCGCGATCAACAAGACGTTGGGCTGGTTGCGCACGCACATCGCCCGAGCGGTCAGCCGGTCAGAACGCATCGCTGTTGCGGCGGTGCGTCAGCGGTTGCGCAGCTATCCGGTTTCCGGCGGTGCTGCGAGTGGCAAACTGTGGTTCGGTTTGAACGCCATCGAGTCCAGCCGGATCGGCCGGGCACGGCAAACCGGCAGCGGTGTATCAGTAGCGGGGCGGCGCTACCAAGGGGCTTTCCTCAAGAAGGTCTACGGCAACAAGCCCGACATCTGGATCCGCACGGCCAGCAAGCATTTCAACGCGGACGACTACCCCGATAGCACGGTGTCACCTGGTCGTGGGCCGAGTTCGGGTTGGGTTGCCGAAAACGGCAGTCGTTTCCCACTGGCCAAGGCCAAAGTGTCGCTGGAACAAGCCCGACCGCACTTCGAAAGCTGGGTAAAAAAAGCGGACGAGCGCCTGTTGGAGATCCTCAAGCAGGAGCTCAACTTTGAGCTGCAAAAATACCTCAAGAGGATCGGCAATGTCTGAGGAACCTTTCAGCCTTGATCAGCTTTATCGGGCGGTAGAACAGCATCTGCGTACCCACTTGCCTGGCGTGCAGGCCGTCACAGCCTGGCCAGACATTAAGGATCGCGTGTCGCTGCCAGCGGTGTTTTTGGAGGTGTCCGAGATCGAGCCGGGCACCGATATCGGTACCGGCGAAACCTCGCTCGTCTGCAAGTTCGAGGCTCGGATCATTGTTGACCCGATCAAGCCGCACCATCATCAACAGGCCGTGCAATTGGCAACACAGCTGGCGGTGCTGCTGCGTGCACAGACGTGGGGGTTGGCAGTTGAACCCGCCGAGTTTGTGCAATCGCTGCAGGACTGGACCCAGCCGCATCTGGATGGTTACACCGTGTGGCTGGTGGAGTGGACTCAGCAGGTATATCTCGGCGTTGAGGAATGGCCGTGGTTGGACGAACCGCCGGGGACGTTGGTGTTTGAAGTCGATCCGGGTGACGGGCAATTCAGGCCGGAGGATCTGCCGTGAGTTACGCAAGCGCCCAGCATGACCGCATGATCGCGGGTGCGGTAAAGGCTTGCTACGTGGTCGCGGTGGATCTGTCCGCTTCGCCGCCGGTATGTCGCGTGTCGGATGGTAGTGAATGGGTCAGCGCTTGGGTGCGGTGGCACAGCATCGCCGCCGGCAAGGCAAGGCACTGGCGGGCGCCGTCTTTGGGCGAGCAGGGCAGTTTGATCAGTCCCAGCGGTGACGTGTCACAAGGTACGTTTGTCCCGGGCCTGTATGGCAATGCCGGACCGCCGCCAGATAATCGCGATCATGTTGAGGTCTGGCGCTTCGATGATGGCGGCTCGCTGATCTACGACTGGCAGGCTAAGAGCTACACCATCACTCTGCCGAGCGGTACGGTCACCATCAAAGTGGCCAGCACGGAAGCGGTCGTAACCGATAGCGCGGTGAACGTGACCACCGGCAACATCAATCTGAAAGCGGCGGTGATGATCGACGGTGCGCTACACGTTACCAAGGGTATCACCAGCGCCGGTGCGATCATTGACGCCACTGGCAACAGTAATCACCACACGCATTAATTCATTCACGACAGCCCGTCCAGTGCGGGCTTTTTCATGCCTGGAGAAATACATGGCCAAGATCGATACGACCGTCACCGAGGTGCAAGTGTCCTCCGAACCGGCATTGTCATCCTCAACTTACTCATCGCCTGAGTCCTTGAAATTCCGCGACAAACTCTACACGTCGCGACTGTTGATCGTGCCCGGTACTGACCGTTCCTATCCGGTCGACAAGGCGACGGTCGTGGTGCCGGCCTCCGACATCGAGGCGGTCAAGTTCCTGAAAGCCAGCGAAGAATACGAGCCGTTCAAGGAGTGACATCGATGATCGGAATGGATCGCCAGACCGGCCTACCCATATCCGGCATCGAGCACCTTCGCCAATCCATTGCCGACATCTTGAGCACGCCGCTGGGCAGTCGTCGGCACCGTATGGAATACGGCAGCAAGCTACGGCGGTTTATCGATTTGCCCATCAACGAAGGCTGGAAAAGCGCCGTACAGGCTGAGGTCGCACGCGCTCTCGGGCGCTGGGAGCCGCGCTTGAAGTTGGATCAGGTGCGCGTCATTTCCGTCATTGGCGGGCAAATCAATTTGCAAATCGTCGGGACGTACCTGGGCGACAGCGTCACGTTGGAGGTGGCCGCATGAGTACCGTAGATCTGTCATCGCTGCCAGCGCCGACTGTGCTGGAGCCTCTGGACTTCGAAGAGGTGTATCAGGACGGGCTGAGCGTGTTTCGCGGGTACATGGGCGGCAACTGGACGGCCGCGCTGGAAAGCGATCCAGTGGTCAAAGTGCTTGAGGTCGGGGCTTACAACAAGGTCGGCAACCGCGCCCGAGTCAATGATGCCGGCAAGGCGCTGTTACTCGCGCATGCCATTCGCGGTGACCTCGATCACTTGGGCGCAAACGTCAATCTGAAGCGCCTGGTCATTCAGGCCGAGGATCTGCTGGCGGTGCCGCCGGTGCCCAGGGTCATGGAAGACGACGATCCGTTTCGCGAGCGCATCCAGTTGGCCTATGAGGGGTTGACCACGGCCGGCCCGCGTAACAGCTACATCCTGCATGCGCGTAACGCCTCTGGGCTAGTAGCAGATGCCACGGCCGAAAGCCCGAAGCCCTGTTACGTCACGGTCACAGTGCTGGGGTTGGACGGGGAAGGCGAAGCGCCGCCGGAACTGCTGGCTACTGTGGCCGCTGCTCTGAATGACGATGACGTGCGGCCCGTGGGTGATCGGGTGACTGTGCAGAGCGCGCAGGTGATCCGTTACGAGATTGACGCCATCTTGCACATGGCCAGCGCTGGCCCGGAAGCGGATGCCAGTTTGGCCGAAGCGAAAAGCCGCTTGGCAGCCTGGATCAATCCACGCAAGCGCTTGGGCGTTGAGGTCGCGCGCTCGGCTGTTGACGCTCAGTTGCACGTTGCCGGCGTTGCCCGGGTTGAGTTGGTCGGGTGGCAGGATCTGGCCCCGACCAAGGCGCAAGCGGCTTTCTGTACGCGCTACAACGTGAGGCTGGCGGGCTGATATGAAAAGTCTCCTACCGCTCAACAGCACGCAATTGGAACGGGCCATGGAGGCCGCGTTCTTCGAAAAGACGATTGTCCCTCTGCGCGACCTCTACAACGCTGATACCTGCCCGGTTCATCTACTGCCGCATCTGGCATGGGCGTGGTCGGTGGACCGTTGGGATTACCGCTGGACAGAAGCAACCAAACGCGCGGCCATCAAGGCGTCGTACTACATCCATAAGCACAAAGGCACCATCGGCGCGTTGCGCCGCGTGGTAGAGCCGCTGGGCTATCTGATCGAGATTGTCGAGTGGTTTCAGACCGTGCCCGAGGGCGTGCCGGGCACCTTCGCGCTGAAGGTCGGGGTTCTTGATACCGGCATTACCGAAGAAATGTATCAGGAACTGGATCGCCTGATTGACGATGCCAAGCCCGTCACCCGGCAACTAACCGGGCTGGCCATCAGCCTGGAAACTCAAGGCAATTTGAATATCGCCGTGGCCCTTTATGAAGGCGATGAAATCGACGTTTACCCGCCCGTCATGCGTGACATCGAGGTCACTGGCAGCTTTGGCGTGGTCGGCCGCGAACACACCATTGATACCCTGGACGTTTATTATGATTGATGCGAATTCGCAGTTTTTCGCGATCCTCACGAACGTGGGGATGGCCAAGCAGGCGAATGCCGACGCGCTCGGCATTCCTTGGCTGATCACGCAAATGGGCGTGGGAGATGCCAACCCAAACGGGCTGGCGGATCCGCCCAACCCCGTCCCAACGGCCGGTCAGACCAAGTTGATCAACGAGTGGCGCCGCAAGCCGCTCAACCAACTGAAGATCGACCCGGTCAACCCGGCGGTGATCATCGCCGAGCAGATCATCCCAGCCGACGAGGGCGGTAAGTGGATCCGCGAAATCGGCCTCTACGATGCGGACGGCGATCTGGTGGCGGTCGCCAACTGCGCGCCAAGCTTCAAGCCTCTGCTGTCACAAGGCTCGGGTCGCACGCAAATCGTGCGGATGAACTTCATTGTCACCAGCACCGGCAACATTCAGCTCAAGATTGACCCAGCGATTGTGCTGGCCTCGCGGGCCTACGTCGACGCGGCCATTCTGGAGGTGTTGCCGAAGAACAAGATTCCGGGCGAATACACCCGGGTCAAGGTCAATGAACGCGGAGTTGTCGTGTCGGGTGATAACCCGGAAACGCTCGCCGGTATGGGCATCAAGGACACCTACACGAAACCGGAAATCGAGGCGATGATTGCCCAGGCCTCGGCGTTGCCGGTGGGCACGATGGTTTCGTTTCCGCTGGACAAAGTTCCCCCCGGATTTCTGGAACTTGATAACAGCGTCAAAAGCATTGCGGTTTATCCCGATCTGGCGGCATTCCTTGGTGCGGCCTTCAACAAGGGCGACGAGGGCGCAGGCAACTTCCGTTTGCCGGAATCGCGTGGCGAGTTTCTGCGTGGTTGGGATCATGGCCGGGGCGTTGATGTTGGTCGGGCAATAGGTAGCTTTCAAAAAGCCACATTGGTCGGTATCGATGCAGTGGGGCCTGATGGTCTTGCTAAACAAGCGACTACAGCGGCTTATCAACTTTTGGCGGGTACACCTGACTATGTTGCTGGCATTGCTGCGGTAAGTGGCGACAGGGTTGATAAGGCGGATTATCCCAATACGGGCGCAACTATCGATCCTATGGATTCAGCGGGTGTAACGTTCGCTAATGGGACGGTGGCTTACCAGAATGGCTCGTTGGTGGGCGCTCGCCCGCGCAACTTGTCCGTGGTGTGGTGCATTAAGGCGTGGAACGCGCCGATCAATCAGGGAAACATCGACATTGCTGCGCTCGCGGCGCTGGCGACTCAGGCCACCGAAATCAAGCTGGGCACGGCCAAGATCGCCACGCAGGCGCAGTTTGATGCCGGGACCGATGACACGACAATCGTCACGCCTAAAAAGCTCAGGCAAGGATTTATGGCGAGCCTCGGGCAAAACGGATACCAGAAGCTCCCGTCAGGGTTGATCGAGCAGTGGGGATCTGTAGCTGTTACAGATAATGCCGAGGCAACCGTTATCCTGCCAACTGCGTTCCCTAACGCAATTTTTGGGGCGGTTGTCTCAGTACCTTTATCAGCACAGGCGGGGGCGGCAGAGTTTTCTACCGCTGGGGTCAGAAAGAACGGTAGCAGCCTGAATAGCATTTTGGTCAATGCGAACTCGGGGCCAAACTTGTCTGTAAACCCTGTCATTTTTTGGCGCGTATGGGGGAACTGACTGTGATTTTCTTTAGTGCAACTGAACTCGGTTTCTACGACAGCACCATTATCGAGGCTATTCCAGATGATGGTGTAGAGGTTTCCCGCGAGAGTCATCGCGAGCTATTAGATGGGCAGTCTTCCGGAATGGCCATCGTAGCTGACGAGTCTGGCCGTCCTGTCCTGATCGAGCCGACACCGCCTGGCGCTGAGGAGCTGGCCGCCGCTGAGCGTGTTTGGCGTGATCGGCAATTAGCGGCTACTGACCCTCTGGTTTCACGCCATCGCGACGAGGTTGAAGAAGGCGCGTCGACCTCGATCACGACTGAGCAATACTCCGAGCTGCAAGGCTATCGCCGCCTGTTGCGCGACTGGCCACAAGGGGATCAATTCCCAATGATCGATCACCGCCCGATCGCGCCGCCGTGGTTCATCGAGCAAATCCAATAAGCGCCCCTCACTGACGGAGCGTTTTTCATTCCGTTGCGCGTAACAACAACACCCTCACAGCCTCGCTCATGCGGGGCTTTTTCGTTTCTGGAGACTGACCCTTATGAGTTTTTTCCACGGCGTCACGACCACCTCGGTCGACACAGGCGCGCGCACCATCTCGCTGCCGTCGTCGTCGATTATTGGTTTGTGTGACACCTTCACCCCAGGTGTCCTCGGCGGCGGTACTGCCAAAGCCGGCGAACTGAAGTTGATCACCACCGAGCGCGAAGCCATTGCCGCCTTCGGCGCCGATTCAGCGATCACCAAGGCGTGTAAGGCGATCTATGTCAAAGCCAAGGCAGTGATCGTCGCCATCGGCGTGCCCAAGCTGGAAGACGCGGCGCTGCAAACCTCAGCGATCATTGGCGGCGAGCTGGTCTCGGGTCAGCGTACCGGCCTGCAGGCGCTGCTCGACGGCAAGAGCCTGTTCAACGCCCAGCCGCGGCTGTTGATCGCACCGGGCCACACGGCCACTCAGGCGGTGGCCACCGCGCTCGATAGCCTGGCGCAGAAACTGCGCGCCATCGGCATCATCGACGGCCCTGGCACCACTGACGAGGCCGCCATGGCCTACGCCGATAACTTCGGCAGTCGCAACCTGTTCATGGTCGACCCAGGCGTGAAGTATTGGGACACCATCACCAGCAAGACCGTCGACGCACCCGGTTCGGCTTGGGCAGCGGGCCTGTTTGCCTGGACGGATGCTGAATACGGTTTCTGGGCCTCGCCTTCGAACAAGGAGTTGACCGGCATCACCGGTACCGGTCGCGCGGTCGAGTACCTGGACGGCGACGAAACCTGCCGGGCCAATCTGCTCAACAACGCCAATATCACCACGATCATTCGCGACGACGGTTACCGCCTGTGGGGCAATCGCACGCTGTCGAGCGATCCGAAGTGGGCATTCGTTACCCGCGTTCGCACGCTGTTCATCCTCATGGACGCGGTGCAGGCCGGGCACAAGTGGGCGGTCGACCGCTCGATCACCAAGACCTACGTGACCGATGTCACCAACGGTCTCGATGCGTTCATGCGCGACCTGAAAGCCCAGGGCGCAATCATCAACTTTGAAGTGTTCCCCGACACCGAACTGAACACGGCCAGCCAGATCGCCCAGGGCAAGGTGTATTGGCGCATCCGTTTCACCGACGTGCCGCCGGCAGAGAACCCGAATTTCCTTTTCGAAGTCACCGATCAGTGGATGACCGAAGTGCTTGAAGCAGCCTAAGGGGGCGTAGCAAATGATTCCTCAGACTTTGTACAACACCAACCTGTTCGTCGACGGCGTGAACTTCTCCGGCGACGTGCCGAGCCTGACGCTGCCCAAGCTGACCACCAAGACCGACGAATATCGTGGGGGTGGCATGGCCGGCCCCATCGAGATGGATCAGGGGCTGGAGAAAATGGAAGCCTCGTTTGTCACCAAGGGTGTGCGCCGCGAGTCGCTCAAATACTTCGGTCTGGCTGACGGCACCGCGTTCAACGCCACGTTCCGTGGTGCCTTCAAGGGCCAGAAGGGCGCGGTAACAGCAGTCGTCGCCACCCTGCGCGGTCGCCTCAAAGAGGTAGATCTCGGTGACTGGAAAGCCGGTGATGCTGCCGAGATCAAACACGCCGTTGCGGTCACGTACTACAAGCTCGAAATCGACGGGCGCCTGATGTACGAGATCGACATGGTCGCCGGCATTCAGGTGATCGACGGCAAAGACCAACTGCTCGAAGTGCGCCAGGCGCTCGGCCTGTAAGGAATAGATTCAGATGACTCAAGCAATCGCAAAAAACCTGCCGGCCTGGTTGTCGCTCAGTGCACTCGGCGCTGTTGTAACGCTGACCCGGCCAAGCAAGGCCAACAGCATCGACGTGGAGACGTTGAACCTGCGTAACCCGACTGTGCGTGAAGTGCGCGCGGCCGACCGTGCCGCCAACGGCGATGATGAACAGCGCGAACTGATGCTGTTCGCCGGTTTGGCCGAAGTCGGACTGAAGGATCTGGAAGGCCTCAAGCTGACGGATTATCGCCGCGTGCAAACGGCGTATTCGCACCTGGTACCGAAAACCGATTATTCGGACTCGATGCCGGCTTGGTTGTCGCTGACCACCGACCAGGTGCTGGTGACGCTGTCGTGCCCGAGTGAAATCAACGGCGTGACCGTGGACAAGCTGGCCTTGCGTTCGCCGACCGTGGGCGACGTGCGGGCGGCCAACCGTGAGGTGGGTGGTGACGATGAGCAGCGCGAGCTGGTGTTGTTTGCTGCATTGTCCGGTGCACCTGTCGCGGATCTGGAGGGGCTGAAGCTGGTGGATTTTAACCGCTTGCAGGCCGGCTATTTTCGCATGGACAACGACGACGGGCTTTAACCCCAGCGTTATCAAGTCGGCAGCGAAACGTCTGGCGGCGGAAACCGGATTTTCCGCCGCTGAGATCCAGTCGATGCCGTTCGCGGATATGGTGTGGTGGCTCACGGATTGAGCCGCCATCGGTAGTGCTGGGCACATGAGGGCCATGACATGGCAAACAAACTCGCCCTCGGGCTGGTGATCGGCGGTGCCGTCAGTTCCACGGTAGGCGCCGCGTTCAAGGATGTGACCGGGCGCATCAAGCGCCTTGAGGCTGAAGGCAACAAAGCGCGCGTGCTGCAGCGCACGATTGGCGACACCATCCGCCTGCGCGAAGAATGGAAAAAGGCTCACGACACCGGCGCTGCCGGTGCGTCCAAATTACTCAGTCGTTTGAACTCGAACCTCGACAGCTTGAAAAAGCAGGGGGTCGAGGTCGGCCGGCTGGAAAAAGCCTATCGCTCGATGGGGCAGATGGCCAACAAAGCCGAGCTGAAAGCTAAGGGTCATCAGCAGATTGATTCTGGCGTAAAGGGCATGAAGGGCGCTGTCGGTGCTGCGGTTGTGGGTGTCGGTGCCATGGCGGTGCCGGCCAAGGTCAGCGCTGATTTTGGCGCCATTGTGCGAGACATCGCGATCAAGGCCGGCATTGCCAACAAGCCGCAAGAGCAGGAGATGTCGCGCAAGATCATCGACACGTCACGCGATACCGGCATGGCGCGCAACGATGTGGCCGACGTGGTCAATCAGTTGGTCGGCGCCGGTATGGACTTGAGCAAGGCGCTGGAATACGCGCCTGTCGCGGCCAAGTTTGTCGTGGGGCAGGGATCCAGTGGTGTCGACACGGCGAAGATGATCAACGCCCTGGGACAGAACGCCAAGATCACCGACCCCAAGCAGATGCAGCAGGCGCTGGAGGCGATCGCCTACCAAGGTCAGGCGGGCAGCTTTGAAGCGGCCGACATGGCCAAGTGGTTCCCGGAACTGCTGGCCAACATGGCCAGCAACGGCATCACCGGCTTGGATGCGGTGACGCAATTGGGCGCCATGTTGCAGGTGCAGATGAAGCAGGCCGGCAGTTCGGATGAGGCGGCCAACAACCTGAAAAACTGGATGGGCAAAATCGGCTCGACTGATACGGTCAAGGCTTACGAAAAAGCCGGGATTGATTACAAGGGATCGATGCAGACCGGTTTGCAAAACGGCATGTCGACGCTCGAAACCAGTATGGCGCTGGCTCAGAAATACATTCAGGCGACCGATCCGAAGCGTGCGGCGGCCATGGCCGAAGCCACGTCAAAAATCAGCAAGGAAGCCGACCCGGAGAAGGCCAAGGCCATGATGGCCTCGCTGGAAGAATCCCTGCGCACCGGCGACCTGTTCGCCGACATGCAGGTCAAGGCCGCACTGTCGGCCTACATGCAGAACAAGGCGCTGTACAGCCAGCTCAAAAACGATTCGCGTGACGCGACCGGGATCCTCGACAAGAACCTCGCCGAGCGGCGCGAGTCGTCATTGCAGAAATGGGCAGAAATGGCCCAGTCGATGGATGACGCCATGCGCAGCATCGGTGATGCGCTGCGCCCGGTGACGGACACCGTGGCCGAGTCGTTGACCAAGGTTACTAAAGGCATTACGTCGCTGACTGATAGCGCGCCCGGGGTAGTTGCCGGTATCGCCACGGTCGGGGCGGGGCTGATCGCCTTAAAGGGTATCTTCAGCACGATCAAGATCAGCAAGGGGCTGCTAAACCTTGCGCGTGGGTCGCGCGGTGGCAGAAATGGGAGCGAAGCCCCAAATAAAAACCCCGGAGAACTTGATCTGGTAGCGACTGGCCTGGATGTTGTTTCGCGGGTGAAGGAAGCGGCAACAGGCGGCGGCCTTGGTACTGACAGTGGTGCAGGTAACGACGGCGTCAAGAAGGTTTTCGTCGTAAATGCCGGCGCTATGGGTGGCGGTGTGGATGCGTCGGGCGAATCGCGCCGACGTAGGCGTGGGTCAGGGCGCAGCGCTCGGCGCCGGTCGTTGCCGAGTTCGAGAGGTCCTCGTCCGTCTGTGCCTCGTCCACCTGTTCCGGTTTCACGTCCATCTGTTCCGGTTTCGCGGCCACCTGTTTCGATCCCGTCGCCATCAGTCCCTTCCGTTCCTGGCGGGGCATTGTCCAAGCTTGGCGTCGTCGCCGAAACCGTCGGCAAGGCCGGCAAGGTGGCCAAGGTCATTCCTGGCGGCACGCTGCTGGAGTCCGGCGCGATGGCGCTTGAAACCTTTCAAAACGCCAAGACCAAGGACGAAAAAGCCGAAGGTTACGGTTCGGCTGCCGGCAACCTGGCCGGCACCATGGCCGGTGCAGCAGCAGGCGCCGCCATTGGTTCGGTCGTGCCGATCATCGGCACCGCGATCGGCGGCATGATCGGTGCTTACCTGGGCAGTCAGGGCGGTGCGGCGCTGGGCGGGTCGTTGGGTAAGTCGCTGTTCGGCGGTGAGGATGAAAAGCCCGAGCAAACGGCAAAGGCGCCGGTGCCGACCACGCCGCTCATGATGGCATCAGCGGCGCAGCAAGGCCCGGTGCTGGGGGATGTCGCGCGCTCGATGGCGGTGACGGCGCCGCTCAAGTCGGCGGCGCTCGCCATTCAACCCAAGGAGCCAGAAAAACCGGTACCGGCCAAGGTGGATCAGCAGTTTCAGTATTCGCTGAGCATGCCGGTCACGGTGCAGGGCGACGTGAAAGACCCGCAAACCTTGGCGCAGGATCTGCTGCCGCACATGCAGCGAATGATGGCGGACGCGGCGAGGAGTAATGCCGCCAAGCTGTACGACGAACCCCATGTTTAAGGAGGCCTCATGGCTTATATGGAGAGCATGCAATCGAGCCTGAAGTATTTGGTCGAGGCAGCGGAAACCGGGCGGCGCAGTGCTGACGGCATGCTGACCCCGGTCAACGGCGCGATCCGCGAACTGACCGGCGCCGCGTCCGAGCTGGAAAATATCCCGTTTGTCGGCCCGGCCATCGGCGCCAAGCTTCAGCGGGTGATGCGCGGCGTCGACGCGGCTCAGGCCAAGGTCGGTCAGGTGGTGGCGGTGTACGGCCGCGCCACCCGGGCGGCGGCTGAAGTGCAGGAGCGGCTGGGCACGTTGAAGGAACAGGCGGGCAAGGCGGCCACGGCGATCAACAACGTCGCCGGCAAGGTCAGTCCGTCGCTGGCCAACATCGTGCCCACCAGTTCCTTTGCCGTGGAGGCCACGCCGGCGCCGGAGGCGGTGAAGCCGTTCCCGCATCTGATGATCATTCAGCCGCGCGACCCGAAGATTGAGCCGTATTACTTCAACCTGGACACGGCAGCGTTCGACGAGCTTAGCCGTTCGACCGAATTCCGCTGGGCTTCGCAGGAGCGGCTGACGCGCCGGCCGGCGAAACAGGCCATTGGTATGGGGGATGAAAAGTTGACGCTCAAGGGCACGATCTATCCGGGCTTCAAAGGCGGTTTAAAGCAGCTCGACACGCTGCGTTCCATCGGGGCCAGGCTGCAACCGCTGACCCTGACCACGGGCTATGGCGAGGTGATTGGGACGTGGTGCCTGAAAAACATCAATGAGGAACAGTCCGCACTGCTGCACGGCGGGATTGCTCGCAAACAGGGGTTCACTTTGGAGTTTGAGCGTTATGGCGACGACATGCAGGACGTCTGACGGCGACATGCTCGATGTCATTTGCAACAGCGTTTACGGCCATCTGAATGGCAGCGTTGAGGCCGTGCTCGATGCCAATCAGGGACTGGCCGATGAGCCTCAGCCGTTCCGGTTGGGCGTGATCATCGTCCTGCCGGATCTGCCCAGCCCGACCAATGAAGGCGTCAGCTTGTGGGATTGACCCGGGGCGATGCCTTCGCCGGCGCCGCGTCGCGTTACGCGTAACGACACCTTGTTTTTCTGGCCCGCCTTGTGCGGGTTTTTTATTGGGGAAAATCTATGACTCCGATGTTTCGAATCGTTGCCGATGGCGCCGATGTCACGGCCAAGATCAATGATCGGCTGTTGCAGCTGCGAACCTCTGACAAGCCGGGCATGGAGTCCGACGAGTTTGAGTTGCGTATCGACGACCGTGATGGGCAAGTGCAGTTGCCACGGCGTGGCAGCTCAATCGAGATCTACCTGGGGTATGCCGAAACCACCTTAGCGCGCATGGGCAGTTACACCGTCGACACGGTCGAGGTATCAGGCCCACCGGATACCATCGTGATCAAGGGCAAGGCCAGCGACATGCGTGGCAGTGGCAAGACGATCCGTAGCGGAAGCTGGGAAAACGTGCCGCTGTCGAAGATCGTGGCTGACGTTGCCGCGCGCAATGGCTGGACACCGGTTTGTCCGGTGTCGACCAAGGTCGCCCGGGTCGACCAGCTCAACGAGTCCGATTTTAATTTCATCACCCGGCTGGCCAAGCAGTACGACTGCACGGCCAAGGTCGCCGACGGTAAGCTGTTGGTGATGCCGCGCCAAGGTGGCCAGACGGCCAGCGGCAAAGCATTTGGCGCCATCACCCTGACTCGACGCGACCTCAGCCGTTGGCAATTCAGTCTCGGCGATCGCAATTCGCACAAAGCGGTTGCGACGAAGCATCAGGACAAAAAGAACGGCAAGCTCGCGGTGGTTACCATCGACAACGATGACGCTCCGGACGGATTGCCGGCAGTGCATACCGACCGCCATATCTACCCAGACAAGGGCGCTGCTGAAGCGGCGGCCAAGGCACGTCTGTCGGCGTTCAACCGCTCGACAGCCGATGTGCGGCTTGAGATGCCCGGCCGCACGGACATCTTCGCCGAGCGTCCCATCATTGCTCAGGGTTTCAAGGTCGGGCTTGATGGCGAATACCTGGCGGATTCGGTCGAGCAGGTGTTCACCCAGTCCGGCTGGTCCACTACGGTCGAATGCAATGCCGGCAAAGCCGGTAAATCCAAGGGCAAGAAAAAGAAAGGGCCAAAACCACCCCTCAAGGTTGTGAACATCGAGAAGCAATAGCCGCATCCCATCGCCGCCTGAGTGCGGTTTTTTTATGTCTGGAGTTTGTATGTCCATCACTGAACAACAGCTGCAAAGCATCATGCCCAACGCCCGCCGCCAAGCGGGCGTTTTTGTTTCCGCCCTGAACACCGCCATGCAGCATTACCAGATCGTCGGCCCCAAGCGCGCGGCCGCGTTCATCGCGCAGATTGGCCATGAGTCTGGCCAGCTGCGCTATGTCCGTGAAATCTGGGGGCCTACCGCTGCGCAGCGCGGATACGAGGGGCGCGAAGAGCTGGGCAATACCTTGCCCGGCGATGGCCGCAAGTATTGCGGTCGCGGCCTGATCCAAATCACCGGCCGGACGAACTACGCCAAGTGCGGCGAGGCGCTGGGGCTCGACCTGATCAGCCATCCCGAACTGCTCGAGCTGCCGCAGCATGCCGCGATGTCGGCGGCGTGGTTCTGGAAACAGAAGGGACTGAATGATTTGGCCGATCGGGAAGAGTTCAACACCATCACTCGGCGAATCAACGGCGGACTGAACGGCTTGGCGGATCGCCTGGTGCTCTGGAAGAAGGCGCGGGAGGTGCTGGCGTGACCGTGCCGTGGCGGCTTATCGGCTTGCTGGCGCTGGCGCTCGCCTGCTTCGGCAGCGCTTGGCAGTTGCAGGAATGGCGCTACGGCAGGCAGCTTGCCGCGCAGGCCAAGCTCAACGCCGAGACGCTGAACCAACTTGCCACGGCCGGCGCCGGGGCGCAGAAGGCCGAGCAGGACAAGCGGCTGGCGCTTGAGCAGAGGCTGGCGGCCAGTGAGCAAACCCATTACAGGAAATTGAGCGATGCCCAACGTGACCAGGATCGCCTGCGCGATCGCCTTGCCACTGCTGATTTGCGGCTGTCAGTCCTCATCGACGCGGATTCAGCCGGTGGTTGTGACGTGCCAAAAACCACCGGCGCCGGCGGCGTGGATCATGCAGCCGTACGAGCCCGACTTGACCCGGCGCATGCTCAACGAATTATCGCCATCACCGACACAGGTGATCGCGGACTGATCGCATTGCAGGCGTGCCAGGACTATGTTCGAAATTTGCAACGTTGATGGCCCTACGCCACGCTTGTGAAGGTGCGACTGCTGAACCATCATTCCTTTTTTTTGATGGCGCTATGTACGTGGACAAGCGACTCGCAGGGCTTTCGTTTCTGATGACTCTCGTTTGGGTTACGGTCGTCCTGGCAGTGATGTATTGGATGTCGCAGTGAATACAAAGGGTGAATCGTTGTGGAAGGCGTAGTGATGGGCGACAAAATGCAGCGAGAGGCCGATCGCCTGCTGGCGCAGATCGTCCGGACGGATTCGATGATCACGGCGGTGAAGGCGGGAGCACGGGCAGAAGGCTTCGTGCTTGGGCTGGAAACCGCCGGCGCCCTGCGCGCTGGCGATGCTGAAAGGCTCTATATCATTTTCGAATCTGCGCTGGTGGAGCACCTGAAGACACTTTCTCAGCATTAAATCATTCGGCTTTTTTCATCAATCGGATTGATCAATCCGCTTTGTTGATTGCGGACATTACCGACGGCGCGATCGACCTTGAACCATTCGAAAGCCTCGGATGGTTCACCCTCATACAGTGCCATCTGCTCAGCTCGCTCTTTTGGCGTGGCCGGGTCCAACCATTCCCGCGCGAGCTCTGGCGAGAGAACAACTGGGCGCCGATCGTGGATGTCGACCATGCCGCCGGCGCTGTCGGCGGTGATGATCACAAAGCCGTTGTGCTCGCCGGGCTCATGCGCCTCATTCGGATACTGGCCGATCGCGGCGCACAGGATCGGGGACTGGTCGCGGTGCCGGATCAGGTAGGGCTGCTTCTTCGGTCCGCCTTCATCGACCCACTCGAACCAGTTGTTGATCGCGATGATTGCCCGGTGCGGCCAGATCGCGCGGAAGAACGGACCATGGGCGACTTTCTCCACGCGGGCGTTGATTGGCGCAGCGCGGTCTTTTGCCCAATGCGGGCGCCATCCCCAGCGAACCATGTCGGCGTGCAGAAACGCGCCTTCCTGGTGGAAGAGGGCGAGCTGAGTGGTCGGCGCGGCGTTGTACCGCTCAAAGGGTTGCTCGCCGGTCGAGTTGATGAGCGCGTTCGGCATGCTGAGCGCCGCCACGAAGTCGTGAATGCCGCTGTACTGGGAAAGTCGTCCGCACATTGCCATGCCCTCGGCTGGATCTGATTCAGCGTAGACCCATAAGGGCTGGCTTCGTCACAAACCTTTTTCGGCGCAGCATTCGCAATGACCTGCGAATTCCTCCCGATCTCGAGCTTCTCTGAACAGGCGCTGGTTTTCATTGAACAGATTGTTTCTGCTGTGCTCGACGTTGGCGAATCTTCGCCTCTCGCTCAGTAAATCCCCCTCGGCGCACTGAAGCTTGGCCTTGAGAGAATCCCTCTCCTGCCTGAGTGCGTCATTGTCTCTGACCAGGCCTTCGATATTCGCCAACGCTCGATCAAGCTTGAGGGTGAGCGCTTCGAATTCGTTCTCGTACATCCTGAGCTGGTGTCGGCAGGTTTCGAGCGGGGTCGGGTTGCCGAGCCAATCGTCGGTGTCTTCTATATAGAGGGGGTCCACGGGAATGCCTTGCTGAACACTGTTTGCATATACAGTAATCGAGGCGATACGAACGGGCGAGGGTGAGGCGACGAGCTGTAAGATTTTGGATTGGTTAAGGTCAGCAGAACGCCGGAGAAGGGCAGAGCACTGTAGGAAAATACAGCGCTAAGTTGTTGATTCTTATAGCGGGTAAGGTCAGTTTTTCACCCTGCCATTTTCGGTGGGTTTCCTTTATCCATCAATAGGTTACGTGTCTTTCGTGGTCACCTTGACATGGTGGTGCCTATAAATCACTTACCAGCACTTTTCTTTCACGTAATTCCTTTAAACAGTCATTAAAAGCAGCCTCGCTGATTTGTGAAAGCTCACCTGCTAACGTTTGGAGAGGGCCTACCATTGGAGTATCAAGTGTCTCCATTTCCTCCACCTGGGCGGCGTAGGCATCCCACGTCTCGCTCAGACACTCCAAGGCTCTGCCGACCGTCAATACATCAAGCGATAGTAGGGCATTCGGGATCTCAAAAATGGGTAGCAGCAGTAGTGTTTGATGGGCATCACGCATCATTGACGGAGTAACCATTGCAAAATCCTCCGAATTCCTGCTCTCGAATGCCTGTATCACTTCCCGCGACATGGTCATGGATCTAATCATCAATGCCTTGATGACTTCGAGCTTTTGTATTTCGTTGCGAATACGCTGTTCATTTTCTATATCCCGAGCCTGACTGGCTTGCTTAGTGGCGATAGCGGAGGCCGCGAGAATTGCAGCAATGCTTCCGATCGCCTGGATCCAAGCAGGCGCATAGTTCTGAAGAAAGCCTTCCAACCTTGGCCATCCGCCAGTAGCTTTCGCAACAAATCCGACCACTAGAGATACAAGTGCAAATGTCGCGAGCCAGAAGATCCATGTGGGTACTTGAACGATTTTACTTTTCATTGCCTGTATTGCCCTACAAAGAATCTTGTCAAAACCCGGAAGCAACCATAAGTTTTAAGCAGCGATCAGATGGTAATTGGACTTTCAGTTGCAAGGAACAAAATGCGACTTTTTCGTCGTCAGTTGAGTGTTTTCAAGGTGCTGTGGATTGCGCAAAACTCTGTCTACAAGCCGCGTGTTCCGTTTGCGTAAGCACAAAATGCGTATTTTTTACCATGTCTGTTGCGGGCTATTATCTTTACAAAACAGTTAGTTAGGCCGCACTCGTCCCCAGCATGGGATGCTAGGGACGAGTGCGGCGGTCTTGACAGACTTCTGTCATTCGGGGGGCATAAGTACCGCGTGCGTCATCTTGATGAATTCTTCGTTCTTGCCGATTACCCAAAGGCACCGCGGACGTTCTAGGCGATGTCGGCAGATCCGCGCTGCTCGACCCAGTTTGACAATTCCATGATGGCGGCTTCGAGGGCGAGTTGGTTTTCATCGATTTTGTAAAGCAGGGAAGGGATCAGGTCTGAATTTGGCATTAGGCGTTTCTCCGTGAAAAAGCCAAGCGTAGCATCGTGTTACATGGAGAATTTTTGCGTTTGGCAGGACGCCGGAGAAGCGAGAAAAAGCAGAAAGTTTTGTAACGCGGGCCAGAAAGTTTTGTAACGCATCAGCTAGTGCGGCGGAAATCCCAAACCCCAGAAACGACAAAGCCCTGAATAATCAGGGCTTTGTCGTTACAGATATGGCGGAGGCGATGGGATTCGAACTCATGGACCTGTTACAGTCGACGGTTTTCAAGACCGTTGCCTTAAACCACTCGGCCACACCTCCGTTTGCGTTGCGGGCGCCATAATACCTGAATGAAACACACTGTCAAACTCTCTGCATGGCTTGTTACAGAGCGTCTGTTATGATCTTTGCGACTGAACGTTTCAAACCAACAGGAGTGTCGCCATGCGCGAACAGGATTACGCAGTTAATAACAGCGTGCAGGCTGAGCAGCTAGAGGTTAGCCGCGTCCTGCGCAACACTTATGGTCTCTTGGCCCTGACCCTCGCATTCAGCGGTGTGATGGCCTTCGTAGCCCAGCAGATGCGTGTCGGCTACCCGAACATTTTCGTGGTGCTGATCGGCTTCTACGGGCTGTTCTTCCTCACCAACAAACTCCGTGATTCCGCGTGGGGCCTGGTCTCCGCCTTCGCGTTGACCGGTTTCATGGGTTTCCTGCTCGGCCCGATCCTCAACCGTTACCTGGGCATGCAGGGCGGCGCTGAAGTGGTCAGCTCGGCATTCGCCATGACAGCGCTGGTGTTCGGTGGTCTGTCGGCCTACGTGTTGATCACCCGCAAGGACATGAGCTTCCTCGGTGGTTTCATCACTGCCGGTTTCTTTGTCCTGCTGGGCGCTACGCTGGCGAGCTTCTTCTTCCAGATCAGCGGCCTGCAACTGGCGATCAGCGCCGGTTTCGTGCTGTTCTCGTCGGTGTGCATTCTGTTCCAGACCAGCGCGATCATCCACGGCGGCGAGCGCAACTACATCATGGCGACCATCAGCCTGTATGTATCGATCTACAACCTGTTCGTCAGCCTGCTGCAACTGTTCGGCATCATGAGCCGCGACGACTGA